ATGCGGTATACATCGACAGAGAACGAGTGCAGGGCCTGATCGAATTCATCGAAGAACAGCGGGGGAGAACAGACCGATGAAAACCGGCGATGAACTGGTGCTGCAGGCAATGAGACGAGAGTTTGCGCGCCTCTCGCGGATAGCGGATAAAGCCAAAGCGGAGGCAGACGAAGCGTTAAACATTGGGACCGAATATATGGAGATCCATAAGGAGCTTATCGAAATAGTAAATTCCAAAGAGCACGGCAAAAAGGAGGTGCTGGAAAAAATGAAGTCTCTAAAGCTCAGAAGGGGCAGGGCGGACCGAATCATGAAGAAAGACATGGCCAAACTAATCGAAAAGGAAGTCGACGCGCAGGTTGAAAGGGACACGCTCGGCATCGAGATCGACAATATGGAGTGGCGACTGGGCATGCGGAAAGAAAGGTGCGGCCAATGAACGGCAAGACCCCAACCAAAGGCGAGCGCGAATGGCTGAACGCCATCACCGGCCTGGGCTGCATTGTGTGCCTGCGCGAGCATGAGGAAGCGACACCCGCATCGCCGCACCATATCGACGGCAGCACGAAGCCCGGCGCCCATCGCAAGACGATCCCGCTGTGCTGGGCTCACCACCAGGGCAACAGCGACGGGACCAAGCAACCGTTCATCAGCCGCCACCCTTTCAAGGCCCGATTCGTGAAAGCCTACGGCGACGAGTACTCGCTGCTGGCGGACTGCCGGGAGCGCCTGGGCTGGGAGGATGCCGCATGAGCCACAATTTAGCAGATCGCCCCCAGGCGGAGCGCGTAGACCTGGAGATCGACAAGGCCCGCTGGTTCGTCGCGCACACCTGGCTGAAAAAGCTGCCCCCCAGGGAAATACGCGAGCGCCTGGAGCGAATCGAAAAGACTGAGGAACGTGAGGATATGCGCCGACGCCTTAACGAAATGAGACAAAGGAGAGCCCCCCAGGGACGCAGGGCGCCCTAAGCCACGCCAAACCCAAGCCAACGCACCACCCCACCCACAAACCGCTGCCCGGGGCTCCACAAGCCCCACGGCAAAACCTTGTATTACCGCCCCCCGCCACCGTTGCGATACTGCCGGCATCAACAAGGGGAGCCCATGAAACGCATCCACATCTTCAAGACCGGAAAGCACACCAGCGCCGGCGGATCATCCATCGAGTTTTCAGAGGATGTCCTGCGCCGCGCGGCGGAAGCCTACGACCCCGCGATTCACGAAGCGCCGATCGTTGTGGGGCACCCCGCAGACAACGGCCCGGCTTACGGCTGGGTAAGCAAGCTGGAATACGACGAAGGCAATGTTTTTGCCAACCCCCAGAACATCGAGGACCAATTCAGCGAGCTGGTAAAAGCCGGCCGGTTCAAGAAAGTGAGCGCCTCGTTCTACAGCCCGGACGCACCCACAAACCCGGTACCTGGCAGCTACTACCTGCGACACGTTGGATTTCTGGGCGCCACCCCGCCCGCAATCAAAGGGCTGCAGCCTATCGAGTTCGGCGAAGCGCCCGAGGGGATCGTCGAGTTCGGCGAGATGGAGCTGATCACCACCTCCATCTTCAAGAACTTGCGGGAATGGCTCATCGACCGATTCAGCCGCGACGAAGCGAACACAGTCATACCTGAATGGGCGCTGGACGACCTAGATCTTGCGAAGCAGATGAACCGCGAAGCAGAGACCGCCGACGAACCCTTCACCAACGGATTCACCGAGAAGACCCAAGAGGAAACCGACATGGAACTGCAAGCACAACTGGACGCCGCACTGGCGGAGAACGCGACCCTGAAAACTCAGGCCACTAATTTCACCGAGCGCGAAGCCACCCTGCAGGCGCGCGAAACGGAGCTGGACAAGGCGAAAATCAAAGCCGATATCCAGAGCTTTGCTGACGCCGGCCGCATTCTGCCAGCGGAAGTGAACGAAATGGTCGAGTTTGCCAGCGGCCTGGACGCGGAGAAAACCGTCGAATTCAGCGAGGGCGTCAAGGCCACTCACCGCGAGCACTTCATCGCCATGCTGGCCAAACGCCCCGTCGCCGTTGATTTCAGCGAGCACAGCCGCGAATCCGCAGAGCCCCTGAAGGCAGAGACCCCGAACGCCACAGCAGAACGCATCACCGCCTACCGCGAAAAGAAAGAGAGCGAAGGCTCCAGCGTCACATTCGACCAAGCACTGCGCGCCGTGAAAGCGGGTACCGACAAGTAAACGAGCCAATCCCACGCATAAGCGGCCAAAAGGCCAAAGGAAAACAGCCATGCAAAACGACGTACTAGTAAAGAGCTTTAAAGCCGAAGGCGCCATCGCCGGCAACCGGATCGTCACCTTGGGCGTCGCATCCTACAGCGTCGCCGCAGCGAGCGCAGTCACCGAGACATTGGTCGGCGTTACGCACAACCTGTCCGCCGCCAACGGCGAGCAGGCCGACGTTGTAGTCGCCGGCACCCCGATGGTCAAGGCAGGCGCCGCGATCACCAAGGGCTCCTATGTGACGACCAACGCATCCGGGCAGGCAGTCGCCGTGAGCGCCGGGACCGACCGGACCATTGGCATCGCCCTGGATGGCGCCAGCACCGGCGACCTGATCCCTGTTCTTCTGTCCGTGGCATAAGCGGACGGATAGCAGACCCGAACAACACCAGATAAAGACCCGAGGAAAAGTAACATGTCACAAAACCCGTTCCCGACTAACCCGGACCTGACCGCGATCGCCATCGCGTACCGGAACAAAAACCTAATCGCGGATCAGATCCTGCCCCGCACCCCTGTCAACGCGCGCGCATTCAAATGGACCGAGATCCCGAAGGGCCAGATGATGACCGTGCCTGAAACTTCAGTCGGCCGCCGTGGAACCCCTAACGTGGTTGAATTCGGAGGCACCGAGCGCAACGGATCCTGCGACGACTACGCCCTGGACGACATCGTGCCCCAGGACGACATCGAAGCCAGCGCCAGCGCGTCCAACTTCGACCCGCTGAACACGGCGACCACCGGCCTCACGGCGCTGATTGAGTTGGACCGCGAAGTGCGCGTCGCGCAATTGGTCTTTGACCCGAGCGTGTACGAGCACAAAGCCGTGCTGGACGGTACGAGCAAGTGGGACGGCCTCAACGGCGCCGGCAATCCCGTCGACCCAATCCCGGTTATTGGCGAAGCGCTGGACGTTCCGATGATGCGCCCTAATGTTCTGATCCTGGGCCAGAAAGTAGCGACCAAGCTGCGCCAGAACCCGAACTTCATCAAGGCGTATAACGGCAGCCTGGGCGACACCGGCATGGTACCGCTGGACTTTATCGCCGGCCTGTTTGGCCTGGACGATATCGTGGTAGGCCAGGGGCGGATCAACATCGCCAAGCCCGGCCAGCCGGTCCAGATCATGAACGTCTGGGGCAACCACGCGAGCCTGATCTACCGCAACCCGCAAGCGCGCCCGGATCGGGATGTCACCTTCGGTCTGACGGCCACCTGGGGCAGCCGGATGGCGGGCGCCTGGTACGAGAAGAACGTCGGCATGCGCGGCGGCCAACAATTGCGCGTCGGCGAGAGCGTGAAGGAAATCATTATGGCGACGGATTGCGCCTACTTCTTCGAGAACGTGCTGAGCTCATAAGCCTCGGAGCCATTGGGCGCGGGCCTGACTGAGAGCGGGCCCGCCTCCATCCCCACAGAAGGAACAGCACCATGAAAGTGACCCTCACTCAAGGCGCGGTAATCAACGGCAAACTTCGGGCACCAGGCGAGCAAGAGATGAGCGCCGACGATGCCAAGCTGGCCGCAGAGCTGGACGTCCTGGAAGGCGAGGCAGCCACCGATGAAAAAGCCCAGGACAACAGCGAGGCACCGGCTAAAGTGCCGGCTTCGAAAAAGGCGAAGGTTTAAACCGTGCCCTACATCACGCAGGCAGAGCTGGCGGACCGGTTCGGCAGTGACGAGCTGATCGCCCTCGCAGATCGAGACCGGGACGGCATAGCGGACACCGCCGTGATCGACCAGGCCATCACCGATGCCGAGGCGGAAATCAACGGTTATCTGGGAGTGCGATACACCGTGCCACTGACAAGCGCGCCCGCCGGCATTCAGGCCATATGCGCGGATATCGCACGGTACCGGATGATGGACGACCGGCCCCTGGACGAGGCGGTCAAACGCTACGAAGCCGCCGTCCGGTTTCTGCGCGATGTAGCCACCGGCCGGGCCAGTCTTGGGCTGACCTCCCCCAGCGACGCCCAACCGTTCCGGTACGCAGCCAGCAAGGGCGTCAGCGACCGCACCATGAGCCACAAGACCCTGGAGGGCTACTGATGGCACAAACGAACGTCACGCTGGACCCCGTCGCTCTCAAGCAGCTACAGGACCGGCTGGCAGGATTCACCGAGACCCGGGCACTAATGACCCGGATCGGCCGGGTAATGAAGACCGATACCCAGATGAACTTCAGGCGAGGCCAGAGCCCCCAGGGCGAAACGTGGGCACCGCTGAAAAGCCGGAGCGGGCAACCCCTGCGAAAGACCGGACGGCTTATGCGCAGCATCGACTACCAGGCAAGCGACGACGAAGTGGTGATCGGCACCAACGTGAAGTACGGACCCACGCACCAATTCGGCGCCGTCATTAGGCCGAAGAACGGCAAGCTGCTGCGCTTTAAAATCGGCGGCCGGTTCGTTTTTGCGAAGAAAGTCACCATCCCGGCCCGCCCCTTCATTGGCCTGGCGGCCCGGCAGCTCAAGAAAATAAACGAAAGCATCGACAAGTGGGCAGAAAGTAAATGATCAATCTGGACAACGCCCTGGCCGCGATCGTTGAGGCCGCCCGGGTGCAGTTTGGCCCGGAGATCGGAGACATCGAAAGCCACCCGGGCGAGTTCACCGAAGACGAGCTGCGCCGATTCCATGTGGGGCGCGTAGCGATGCGGATCGCCCTGCTGGACGTCACCGAAGTACAGGTATCCGGAACCGGCGCCCGGGCAGCCATGGCCACCATCGGCCTGTTCGTTATCGCCACCGACAGACGGGACAACAAGCGCAACGCTGCTGCCCTGGCCACGGTTTCCGAAGCGCTGGAATGGCTCAGCTTCAACCAGTTTGGTGACGATCGGCTAATGCCGGCGGACCCGAAAACCATCAGCGCACAGAACCTGTACTCAGGCGACCTGGACGCATCCACCGGCGTCGCCTTCTGGGGCGTCCGCTGGCAACAGCGCATCAAAGCAGCAAACTAACGAGGAAAGCACCATGAGCATTATCGACCGGACGTTTATCGGCAAGGGCGAGATCCACCTAAAAGTACGCGGCGGCACCACCGCCCTTCTGCCCGTTGGCAACTGCAGCGAGCTGACCGTGTCATTCGAGGAAGACAGCAAGTCGGCCCTGGACTTCACCAGCCCGGGCGGCGGCGAAGCGAACAGCCTGACCCGGATCACGCAGTTTACCGGCAACATTAAGCACCTGGACATCAGCGCGGACAACCTGGCCCTGGCCTTGCGCGGCGCCGTTGAGCAAGTGCTGGGAGGCACCGTTGTCACCGACGAAGCCCAGCCCGCCATCGGCGTACTGAACGAGCTGGTGCCCTTCGAGTTTCTGCCAGACCTGGGCGAAACCCTGAGCGTCACCGACGCAGAATCAAGCGCACCGCTGACCGCCGGCGTCGACTACGAAGTCACCCGCACCGGCATCAAGATCCTGGATGGCACGAACATCGGCGCCACCGGAATCCTCGCAACTTACACAAAAGCGAAGCAGGAGATCATGCAGGCGCTGGTCGCGGCTGGCCAGGAATTCAGGATGGTCTTCAACGGCTTGAACGAAGCGCAGAGCGGCAAGGCTGTGAACATCAGCATCCACCGCGTGAAGTTCTCACCCGCCCAGGGCCTGAGCTTTATCGGCGACGATTTCGCAGAGATGGACACCGGCTTCAACGCCCTGTCCGACGCCACGATCGCAGGCGATGGCGTTTCAAAATACATGAAAGTGATCCAGGAACTATAAACCAGCCACCGACGGCCGGCGGGAT